TTGGTGTAGATATTAAATGATTAGATAATAGAGATATACTATTAGAAGAAAATTCTTCTGCCGCCGCACTAAATAAAAACTCTCTAACTGTTTTACCATTGTTTTGTATAAAGATTGTAGCATTATCAAAGATTCTTGGTTTAGCTTTTAACTGAGAACCTAGATTAGATTGACTTATAATTCTTATATCAGTTGGTGTAATAGGTTTTGATACCTGTGGTTTTAAAAAAAACTCTCCTGTACTTGTAAGTATCTGTAATACTTTGCCTGATATTAAATGTCTTATTTCATTTACTTGATCTGACGCTATTTGTATTTGTACTGAATCAGAATCTTCTCCATCTCCTACATCAAAGTTAAAGAAGTCTGCTACCATACTAGCTTGTATTCCATCAGGTAATGCTGTTACTCCACCAAAGAATAATCTTTGTTCATGGAATGTAACTGTATTAGGAAAACCATTAATAGAAGAAAATACTTGTTCATCCCAGTTTCTAGTAGGTGGATGACCAGTAACTAAAACTCTAACACCACCACCATCTACAGATTCAGTTGCAGTATCAGAAGAACCAGCAACATAAGTAAAATGATTATCATCTGTAACAGTAATAGTAAATGTACCATTTAAGTTTGCAGTAGCTAAACCACCACCATCTGTATCAAATATATCTTCTGCACCTGATATTGTAATAGATGCTCCAGTTGTAAATCCATGTGCTACCATAGTAACTTCTACTGTTCCTGAACCTTGTGTAGTTTTAAAAGGATCATCATCTAATTCTATAGAAACATCAGCTAATAGTGTTCCTGTAATAACTGTAGAAGAAGTATATCCTGTTATAAGTATTTCTGTTCCATGATATCTAACAATCATTCCAACATAAGATGATGTCCAGTATGCTGTATTAGTAGTTAATGTTACACCAGTAGTACCTTTAGATGTATTGTTAATATCTAATGTAATATCATCATCAGCAAATTTAAAATAGGGTTGATATGTTTTTTCTCCATTGACACTTGTTTCAAAACCAAAAGCTGTTCTTGTAAATGATGTTGATCCTATTCTTTGTATTACTTGTGGTACAAAATCTTGGTGTGTAATTATCATTGTGTCGCCTGATTGCGTCATATCCATTTCAAACAAATCTGCTGTTATCCAAGGACAAGATGATAATGTTGCTACTAAAGTTCCATTAGTAGAATAAATTTTTAATGTTTGGTTTTGGAATGCAAATACATATTCTTGATTTTGATTAAAGATAAATGCTTCTAATCTACTTGCTCCACCTAAGTCTGCTCTTGCTACTGAACCACCTCTTCGTTCAATACCACCTTGGTTAATAGGAATAACATTTCTAGCTTTCTTTAATCCTTGACCATATGCTGATAAATCAACACGAGATATAATAGTAGGATCAAGTTCCCCTCTTAAAAAACTACCCTGATGTATTCTTTGTCTTGCCATAATTCATTTCTATTATGGAGAGGTTGCTGTTATATCATTTAGTGCTGTTCTGTTTCTAACATTTCTAAACCTGTCCACATTTAATCTTCTTGTTGTTTGTGCTTGTCCATCAGTTGCTTTAGCTATAGCAAGTTGGGCTATTGATCTTTTATGATACAGTTCAGATAGTTGGTCGTTTCTTGCTATTGCACCAGCAAACAAAGACGCTAGCTCGAAAACTAGCGTCTGTTTGAAGTAGGGAGGAAAAATGCTTTCACTAGGTTGAAAGGTATAATCCGCTATTACAGTATCACTAGATGTAGTGTTTGTAAATAAATTTTGTCCATATCTGTCATATTTAATAACATCATCTCCTACAGTAACAGTATGTATAATGTGTGCATCATTAGGTAATGCATATGAAGAATCATATCTAGCATCAGGATTAGTTGTATTTTTACTTAGTTGTGCTTGTTTAGATGCAAATCTCCATCTACATCTTGTTAATAAATTTTCTAAAGTTGATTCGTATAATTGGTTTGCTACTTTTGATTCAGTAGTATTCTGAGTAAAACTTGAGATTGTATTTGCTCCTACTAGAACAAGTGCTTTATTACATATATCAAATTTACTATCAGCCATATTTTATATCTATATTAAATGTAGGGGGAAGTAAATCCCCCCCACATAACTATTTATTATGTACCATTGATAGTAGTAACTGTAGCCGCACCTGTTGCAGATGAAACCACAATCATATCTACAGTTCTAGTACCGCCTGTTGAACCTACAGCTATGATAACATCATTCTGTTTAAGTTCAGCAGTAGCAGTATTGAAGTAGCCACTACCTATGATTGTTCCGATTGCGTCAGCAGAATCATATAGGAAAACACTATTTGACCCACCTGCAATTTTCTTTAAGTTGCTTGATGTGTATGCCATGTTATATCTCCTATTCTGTTATTTGACATTCAATCATACCATTACCATCAATCTCTACTACTCCAAGACTCATGTATGATGTGATTAAGTTACTGACTTTTTCAGGAATGTAGTTGATCTCAGTTCTAATATCAGAACCCATAGCTACTCCGATTGCAGACTTGTGATAAGCATGACAATCTCTAGTAGTAGAAGCTTTTGATAAACCAGAATGAGTGAACCACATAAATCCAAGCCATCTCTTCGCAGTTAATCCACCAGCATATGGTAAATCACTTTCGCCTACATATTCAGCACGAGAGAATTGATCTATTTGAAGTAGATCAGCCCAACCTGCAGGAGATACTACAAAGTATCTTTGCCCATCATCAGGTACATCAGCCGCTCCAAATGACTCATAAACTGTCAATGCTTTTGCTAGAGTTAATCCAGCAGAACCATGTACAACATTACTTGCATTTGAACCAGCGTCTAATACATCAATGATTAGTTGGTCTGTTTTTCTCCCCAATGCCGCCGCCGCAGATTGAGATAGTACTTGTCTTTCGTCAATGTTAGTTTTTAGCTCGTCTAATCTATCGACATAATCTGCCGCATAGAAATCCGCTAAAGTAACATCAACAGTTGAGTGAGTGATATCCATAGTTGGAATCTGAGCGTGTCTGCTTTTTGAAACAGCACTACCAGTACCGACTTTTTGGAATCTCGCCTGACTCCCCTTTACATTATTTACTTGCCTTATTGTGTTTCTTAGCTTTGATCCCATTCTTTGGTAAGCCATGTGGACTTCAGCTTCGAACTGTTTAATAAAGGCAGTTGAAATAGATGTACTCATATTTATACTCCTTTGTTAGTCGTTGTTGTTAATTAAACAGTTGTCCGCATTAAATTAATTCGGTTGTCCATAAAGGACCGATCTCTTCTAATATGGGCTGTGTACCCTTTTTGACTACATTATGTAGTCGTTTATAGAAGTACAACACTTTTACATTTTTTACAAGCATAGGTTTAGAAAAATTATATCCTTGCCACTTTAACCATCTAATAGATTTAGTATGTTCTTCTGTTATGTAATTGGACAAATATATGTAATGTTCTTCTAAGTAATGTAGCCATTTCTTGTTTCTTTTAAGGAAATATAAATAGTTTTTATCTAATTCTGTAGAGGATAAAAACCATATTGTGCCGATTTTATTATCTCTTCTTGATGGTACAGCACCAAAGATTGCGGCAACTTTGTGATCTTTTGTTAATATAGTAAAGGAATTAACATTTGGTCTGCTGTATCTAAATGGTTGTAATAATGCTTGTAGGGGATCAAGCCCCCACAAAGCTATCTCATACCTGTCTAGTGCTTTTAAGTTAGGAGCTAAAAGAAAACAATGTTCAGGTATAGTCTTTTCAACATATAACATTAACCCCTATAGAGTCTGTTAAATGCTTCATCAACTTTTGCTACATAAGATGGATCACGCTCTCTACCATCATAGTATCTTTTATCTTTCATCATAGTTCTAACATCTTCTATTGTTAGAGGTCTTTCAGGTTGTGCAACTTGCCCTGATCTTGATATGTTTTGTTTTTGAGATTCCATAATTTTTTCAAGTGCTTCTATCCCATCAACATTAGAACCCATTGTTTGAGAAACTATTTCGTATTGTTCAGGACTAAAAAATGTAGATGCCCAACTATTTACAGCATCTAATCTTGCTTCTGCATTTTCTCCTAGTTTAGTTTTCTCAGCTTCCATATCAGGTTGTTGTCCAACATAAGCATCAACATATTTATTAATACCCTCTTGATATACTTCTTGATCGTATGAATTTTCCCAACAAAAATTTTTCCACCATTCTGTCATAGGATTAGCATTAACTATATCTTCTGTTACATTCTCAGGAAGTTTAGGTAATTCATATTTCTCTATTGCTTCAGGTCTTTCTGCATTAGCTTCTTGTTTTAATTCATCAATGATAACATCTCTTAGTTCATCTTTCTTACCACCTACATATTTTTCTAAGTTAGTATAAGATTTACCAAACTCTTCTACATTGAGTTTTCCTTTTTCAGCATCCCAAAACTTCTCAGGTATATACTCAGGTCTTGGTGCTGGTTCTGTTGTAGTAGGTGCAGATGTTTCTTGTGGAACATTATTCTCTACTGGTGTTTCCTGTACTGGAGTTTGCTCCTGTACTGGTTGTGTTTGCTCTTCAGCCATTTTGATTCTCCTTTATTATGTTTTGACTTTTACCTTTATTAATTCTTCGCTGTATTAAACCTACTAAATATCTTTGACCCTCTAAATGTCTTAGAGCATGGTCTGATATTTCAGGTCCAGCGACTGAATCAATCGTTATTGATTTAAGGTATTGGAGAACTTCAGCACCTATAGTGGTACTAAACAATGTTTTAAACACATCATTTATTTTGGTTTCTTCTTCAGAACCTCTTTTAAAGTTGTCCAAACCTATCAGGGCTTTATTTTGTTCTGACATATTAAATCCTTATCATACTTTGTATAACACTTCTAGGGATAATATTTCTATCCCCAAATCCTACTTCTCCATCATCATTTTGATAGCTACTAAAGGTATGTATATCTGCTTTAGTCTTTTTAAATATATATGCTTCTGTTTTAATTATAGCTGTTTTCATATTCTCGAAGTCATTTAAATCTGTGATTGTACTATCTCCTACGATATCATTCCAAACTATTAAATATTTATAGTATTTTTCTCCACCTATATTTACTGGGCTACTCGGTTTCTTTGTACTCATCTTTTAATATCGCTTTCAAAAACCATATAGCTTTTTTAATATCTACTACTCCGCCTTTCTCTCTATGCCTTGTAATATATTTAATAGCTGTTGCATCTGCATATGGTAAGTGTCTTACATAATCATATGTTTGTAAAACTTTACCACAAGTACATTTACCTGCTTGATAATAATCAGGGTTTATTTTTTGTTCATCACTCATACTAACTCTCCTATCCAGTTTCCATTTTTATCTAACACCATTGGAAGTAGTCTAGGTATTCCATTTAGTATTACTCCACATCCAATAATGAATCTTGTTCTAAAGTTTTTTGCATATGAGAATGCCATAGACTTTTGATTAATTAAACATCCTACATTCATACCAAAGAATATATCATCTGGGTTAGCCCAGTAAGATATAACAAACTTTGTATGATAGTGTCCTTGTACTGCACTCATACCCATTGTTTGTGAAACTTTTAAAATATCTGCTGATCTTCCATGTGTAAAGAAACATTTTTTTCCATTACTTAATTTTAATGTCATGTCATCTACCCACTTCCATTTTCTAGTACCTAAGAAATCTCCATAAGGTTTTAAAAATTGTTTTGACATTCCAAATCTTAATGCTCTTCTATAAACTAAACTACTATGATTAGAATCTACTTCAGTTACTTCAGGAAATATTCCCTCTAATTCTCTTATATATTCTTTTGATATATCTAATTCATGTCCTGCACTTGGTAAGTCAGGATTATGTTCGTGCATTGATATTGCATGGAAGTCTAATAAATCTCCAATGTTAATTACAGTATCAGGTTTAAATTCTTTCTTAATAGCTTTTAGAAAAGCAAAAGCATCTTTGTGATGATAAGGTATATGGAGATCACTAATTACTAAAACAGATTTATGCATATGGAAGTTATCATGTTATTGAGTTTCTTCTTCTGTTGGCTGTCCTTGTCCTTGTTGTTGTTGCATCATTTGTTGCATTTGTTGGGCGGCTTCCTGCATTTCTTCTTGTGATCTTATTAATTGTTCAGGAACACCTAATTTTTTAGCAACATATTTAGCTACCTCATCTTGTTTAACAAGAACATTTAATAACTGTGGACCAACTCTACTTTGTACCATAGCTAAAAATCTATCTATTGTGGCAACATCTTGTTGCTGTTGTGCTTGTGCTAATGGAGAAGATGATTTAATTTTTATTTCTCTACCATTAACAACTGGTATTTTTATTCTACCTTGTTTCTTTAAAATATAAATTACTCTTTGTAATACTGGATTAACTAATTCAGCTTGTAATCTTCCGAATGCCGCACCAATTTGTCTTGATAAGTCAGCCATTCTTTCTGCAACTTCTGTAGCTGTCATAGGTGTTTTCTCATTTGGTGTACCTAACATATCATTGTACAATGCTTTTTTAATATTAGTTCTCATATCTCTTAAAACTAAATCACTTACATTAAAGTTTCCTGCTGGTGCTATTGGTTGTAGTCCTGATGATCCAGCCGCTTTAGGAATAATAGTGCCTGGAATTAGTGCAATGTTATCTACATTAATAACTCCATCATCTTCTACTTGATACATTCCTGATATAGACATCTGTGCATTTTCTAAAATTAATTCTATAACTAAGTTAGAAGTTTTAATTGCAGGTAACGCTAATTGTAATGGACCTCTTCCATATACTTCTCCTGCTACTTTAGACCATCTATAAACAATATAAGGATTTGATCCTAAACCTTTATATGTTTCTTCAAATAATTTATGTTCATACATTTGTGAGATAACACAAAATTTATATTCATCTTCTTTTGTATTAGCATAATTTTTATAAACAATTTCTAATACATCACAATCCATGTCAGGAGCTTTGTCCATATCCATTTTCATTTTTTCAGATAAGACAGCTTGTGGGTAAGCATAAGTAATATCTTTCATTTTAATTTTTCTATTTCTAAATACATGATCTACTTTGTCATCATGTCCTGCATCTAAAACTATTTGTGGTAATGGGATTGCTTTAAATTTAACTGGCTGTACTGCATCTCCCTCTTCTACTAACAGTACACCTGTACCTACAGCACAATCTAAAAATGTTTCATGTACTTCTTGTGAGAAGTTTGAGTTCTGTAATATTTCAAAAACATATTCTGTTACTTGATCTAATTCTAAATTAACATCTTTCTGTTCATCCTTTGGTATTTCTGTACCTGCAACAAAGTCTGCCCATCTTGCATAGTTAGGAACAATACCTGATTGTAATCTACTAGCAAATTCTTGTACACCTACTACAGCAGTTTCATCAAAGATTCTGTCAGATCGTCTTCTACCTATTGACTCACTATAAAAACTTTCCCTTTGTGGTAAAGCAAATTCATAGCACTCTTCAAAAGTAGGAAGCCACATATCTTTGACTGCCTTAGCGTTGTTGTAACGAGTAATTAATCGTTTCACACCACTCTCAGAATAGTTCTCTACTCTTTGTGGTTTTACATCTATTACCATCTATGCTCCTAAAGTATCTTTAGACATTAGATTTTGTGAAACCTCAAACCCCTGTCCGCCTCTTCTACCTGATAAAAGTGATCTTCGACCTCTTCTACCTGAGTATGCCGCAACTCTATCTTCAAATGCTTGTTGCTTATTAGCAGTTCTTTCTGCTTCTTGTTGCTTACGCATTCTTGCTCTTTGTTGCTTTACACTTTCCTCTTCTACTGGAGGTGGTGGTGGTGGCGGAGGAGATGGTTTAAATGGACCTGCACACATAACTATCTTCTCCTTTCATAAACTGATTTTGGTTTAACATCAAATACATTAAAATTCCTTTTCGCAACTACAGGTTTATTAGATTTATTACCAATAGTCAATGCTCTTCCCTCTCCTGCACCTAACAGTAAATATTGCAAAGCATCATGGACATGAGAAAATCTATTCTTATTTGGTTTTTCATCATATCTTTCTCCTGATACTTGGAGTCTTCTATAGTGATAACCACCAGTAAAACCTTTAATTAAGTTATTACATTTACGATCTACAATCATTCCTGATTCTCCATCTACCATTCTATTTAATACAGATGATACTGATTCTAATCTAAGAGTTACATCATTAGATGGAGCTGGTCTTGCAAATAATCCTTTACCACGCATGATTTGAAAGGGTGTACTTTCATCTGTTTGTACTCTATGATCCCCTGCTGGATCGCCAAAAATTACAAATTCTCTTGGTAAGTATTGTGCCATAACTTGTTTCATTAAATCAGCAAGCTTTACTATACCCATATCTTCTGCAACTAATTCATCAAACACTACCCATCTATTTCTTATTCGTTGTGCAAATACACAAGCAGGTGTTAATCCAAAATCTATTCCACAAAATATAGGAACACCATCTGCTATAGCTATATCTCCTTTAGCAACATGGACTTGTTCTTTAAATGATTCATAAACTGGTTTGCCATCTTCTATCTGTCCTAATTTATTTAATATATAAACATCAATCCAAGATTTAGTTTTACCTCGTATAATATTGCTATAATAATTTGGAGTTAAGTTATTTTTATTCTCCATAAGTTTATTATTTTCATATCCCTCTATCTCATTTTCTTTATTTTTAATTTCTAACATAGCAGGTGGTTGATTATAGAAAGACCAGTTATCAGGTTTAACTAACATCTTAGCTTCTTGTTTAGTTATGTAATCAGGAATAATTGTTTCTCCTGCCATAATAGACCACCAATGATCTGTATCAGGTGGGTTAGTATCTGCTATAACACCATACCAACTTGGTCCACCATCTCTCATAGATGGATATCTTCCTACCCTCATTGAACAAGCATCTACAATAGACTTAGGTATTTCTCTTGCTTCATTAATCCAAACACCTGTAAGTTCTAATGATAATAATTTTTTTACATCTTCAGGTCTATCAAGTGCTAAGAATATAACTTCAAGTTCTATATCTCCTTTTTTAATATTATGAGTATATGGAACACTCCATGCAAATCTTCCCCACTCTTCTTCAGGAAACCAATCAAGCCAAGTTTTAATTGTTGTTGTTTTTAATTGTGGGTTTGTATTTCTTATGACAGCCCATCTTGATTTTCTTTTTCCATCTTCAGATGGTTCTTGCATTAATGCTCTTCTAATAACTTCTATACAACAAGCAACAGATTTACCGCTACCTACTGGACCACGCAGTCCTCTAAGAAAGCTACTGTCTTTTAAAAAATTTTTAAGGGTTGCCCCATCAGGTTTATAATTTAGTGATCCCATAATCTACCGCTAATTTAATTAGTTTCTCTCTTGCATTATCTGAAAGAGATTCAATTATTCTATCTGCTTCTGTGTCATTTACATGGGATGATGGATAGTGTTTCATATGTTGAGTTCTAACTACCTTTCTAAGTATCTGCAAATCTTTTATAGCAACCTTAGTGAAGATACTCATGGTGCTTGATTCATTATCTGTTCTTTAGCCATCTTAGTTGCTTCTTCTTCTGAATGACCTTTTAACATCTTAAACTCTACATATTCTTTTATTCTTTTAGCTGTGTATTCTTCCTTAGCTTTCTTCTCGTTCTCCATCATCTGATTTGCTCTCATTTGATTCTTGTGGAGTATTGAGTTCTTCTTTGGTTCGGATTTTTCTAGCTTCTTCATAGTTTTCCTTTGTGTTGTTTCTTCCATCAGGGTATGTGGTTTTAGGTACTCTCTTCATTTTTTATATCCTCATATGTTGCACGAAAACCTATTGGGCAAAAAAAAATTTTAAATTCCTCTTCGCTTAATTTATGTTCTTCAACAAGTTCCATCTCGCCGCTTTTCCATAACTTTACCAAATATTTATTATTTTTTAAAGCCACTTTTCATGTTGTCATAAGCTGACTTAGAGATAGTTGATTTACTTTTACTCTTGGAAGTACCAGCTTTTTTTTTCTTATTAATATAGTAATACAAACCTTTCTTAGCTTTCTTACCATCTTTAGTAGTGTGTGTTTTCTTTTCGCCATAAGACGCTTTAGTTGTAGGCATTATGCTTTTCCTTTCTTTTTTCTGTTTTTTAATCGTACTGCCATTGCCTTAGCTTTCTTTCTAGCATCAGCTTTTGATGATGCACCCCAAGCTTTAAGCGATAGTAGTAATCTTGTTGGCTTACCATTCTTATATTCTGGTCCTTTCATGTTTCCCATTCTCGCAAGGAAAGATGATCTTCTAGGATTGTCGCCTGACTTAACAGGAGCTTTCAATGTACCACCTTTATAAGATGCACGACCTTTAGCATTGAGTCCACCCTTAGGATTCTTCCCTGCCTTTCTTTGCCATGCTGGAGTTTTATAAGCCATAACTAAATCTATAACACATGATGATCGAACCTTGAAGAACTATATTGTGTGGGCAGTACCCCTTACCATAGCAGTCGCCTAGTTTTTGGGGGTGGGTAACCATCACACGACACTATCCCTGTGATTTCTACGATAAGTCTATGTTAATGGAGAAGTTACCACCGACAAGGTGTTGGTGTTTCTCAGGGGCTTTGAACCCAGCCCTATCGAGTATGTCCTTACTAGCTTCAAGCTGTACATACTCACTCTTAGCCCCCTGAGAAAGGGATAGGAGTCGTGCTGATGCTTTGGCTGAAGACAATCCGAAACTTCGCTGAATCTCAGACATCATGTATGCCTGTACCTCAGGTTTTCGTAGCATCTTACTAGCACTAACACGAGATGAATTACCCTTGTAACCTGCGAGTTTTGATGCTTCTGTGATGGTACATCCTGTGGCTACTAGAGTATCTACAAGCTTCTTAGCTTTGGCTGAGATATCAGCTTTCGGATTGCCCTTTGGCTGGTATCTTTCAAGTATCTTTGACATAGCTATTTACCTCTTATGGTATTGGTTGGTACCTATCGGTAGTATAGCGTATAACACCAGCTTGTGTCAAGACACCGACAACAACCACAAGATGTAGTGGTCAGATGATGTAACGAACCCTTTGTTCTAGGTTACTCTATGACTCCCCCTTTTGTGTAGTTTATACTCCCAAGATAAAACCTCTCAGAAATGGAATCGCACCTAAAGGTGCTGTCAACTATTAAATCGGTTCCCCCTGAAGTAGGTTCCCCCCAATTTAACAGTGGACTTCCATTTGCTGGAGGTTTTTTGTCATCTTGGAGTTAAACTAACAACAAAAGGAGAAGACCATGAGTAACAAACTAGAAAAAGCATTCGGCATCATAGCTGACCACTTCAAAGGGTTAGAGTTGTCGGAAACACCACAAGCTGAGAGTTATACCGCAGAAAAAGGATCGGTACAGAATATCATAAGAGGTTCTGAAATAGCTTGTAAATCTGCCTTGAATCTACAGCACGAAATAGGTGCAAGATTAAAAGGTAGAGTAAGACAATTCTCAGGTTCTGAGATAGAAGATGTAGCTATTCAGAAAGATACATTCGCAGTAAGACAGCTCCAAGAACAGGTAGCTATTACTGAGAATTTCTTAGATACAGCTAAAGAATTCTACAAGAACAGATTTGGTATGGCTTACACACCAGTTGTAAGAAAGCCAAACCCTGAGGATGTTAAGAAAACATCTGCTGTTAATGAAGCTGAAGAGTTATTGAAAAAGATAGCTTAAACTTCAGCTTATATAAACTCCTAGTAGTTCATTCTACTAGGGGTTTATTGTATTGACATTAGTAGAACAAAATGTAAATATATAATTGAAGTAGAAAAGGAGGATCAATGATCTTATACAAAGGCAAAGCCAAAGACTATAGTCTTGATGGCATTAAAAAATCGTTAGCAAAAAAATCAGGTGTGATTGTACACAAGAATATTTTGTTACACGAATTAATAGAAAAGGTAAATCAATGCATCATACAGAAAAAGAAATCGTAGATATTGTAAGCAAACAAAA